AATCGAACATGTGCTCTTTAGGTTCTTCCGTGTCATCGGGCACGTACTCATCACCCCGGAGGACATAAAAATAGACCATCTTGTCATCATACCATTCGACTCTAGTGGTCTGTTCGCCGTTTATGGTGATTGGATAGTACCGTAAAGCATATTGGTCCTCGCCTGTGGATCTGTCGCCGATGAAAATGACTTCCCAGGGCGGGATATTGCAGATCCGTTCCATGCCCTCACCGTCGATATAGCAGAGCCGGGCAGCAGTCCCACAAATAGCTGCCATCTTGGCTGTTTCGCTATCCAAATCCTCGATGTTGTTTGTAATCTTGAACCTATCAAGGACGGAATTGTGAGCCTGGAAATCCGCTTCATTTAGTTCCCCGTCCTCACTGGAGTAGCTTACCTTGTCGAGGTTATAGGCAATCGGTTCGCCGACGAAGTAGCCGACCTTGGTATCCACAATGTCCGAAAAAAAGTCGTTATTAAGCTTATTGTTGATCTTGTTTGCATCCGGCATGGGCCTGGTAAAGATGGGCACCCCGTCCTGCTCGGCCTTGTAACGCTTGTATAAATCCCGCATCTTTGAGGCTCTGGGTGCATGGTCAGATATGAGGTCCTTAAGGATCTGACTCGTAACCTGCCCGTTGGTGCTGGTTAAGTATATGAGTGCCTGCTGTACTGCGTTCAACGTCTCACCTCCCGATACACTGCCATGACAGTGTTCTCCCAAAATCTCTCCATGTGGGTGCAGCAAAGCTCGTATAGCTCCATGGAGTGAGTCAACTCTTGTTGGCGGATGATGGTGGCAACGATATCCAACGGGAATACCCCCCTTGCGATATCGTCCATTAGCCCCTCTAGCTTGATCCACGCTTCACTTCTGGCAACCAGATCTCCCCAGGAATCTTCGTATACAAATTTTTTTGACCTTTCTTTGCCCATATATTTCTCGCAGAGTTGATTCAGCGATTTACCGTAATCCTCTGGCTCACAAATCGAAGGGCTGAAGTAATCTCTGTGTTTTACCCAAACATCATTGCCTTTGATAAACACCTGACACGCACACTTAGGGTTATACATTACAGAAAACGCTGGTTTTATGCGGTGTAACTCCTTAGGTTTCTTTAGCTTTGGTTGCCCGAAACGCCTGAAACCCCTCACATAAAATTTAGTAGTGCTCTGTTCCTCAAAAAACATCGAATACACAAGTCCGACATGATCACCTCCCGATTATAGACCGCCAGAGCTTGGCGGGATATGTGGATCACGCTCCTTCCCATTTACACCACTTTGAACGATTCTCATCCGCCCAAAGCGGCTGCAAGTTTGTGTAATGGAAACACTCTGCTTGTTGTTTGGGGTCGCTTAGGTCAAAGGACGCGCATGGTCGTATGTGGTCTATGTGCCAGCCACACACTCCCCAGTTGTCCCAGGTCATCCCTTCTTGAAACTGATTTTCGAGATGCTTTTTTAACCCTTCAACGGAGCACCCGATCAACTCAAACGTGCTTGCGCTTTTGCTGTTGCCCCTCAAGGCGCCATGAATTCTAGAGCGGCATCTCTCGGCAATGCGGTAGTTTATGTCGTTGGACATCTTCTCGCGCTTCCATCTGTTAATTTTATGCCGATTTTCTTCTTTGTAAACTTTGGCCTTGGCTCTTCGTTCATCTCTGTTTTCCTCTAGGTATTTCAGTTTCTTATCGCGGTTTTTTTTGTACCACTCTGCGTATTGTCTCGCCCTTTTCTTTGGGTTTTCTTTGGCATACGTTTGATTGTATTTGTTTTGGCAACTTTTGCACATGTTTCTGCGACCATCTTTGCAGGTTGCATGCTTGTGAAATTCCCCTAGTGGCTTGACCTCCCCGCACTTGATACATGGTTTTGTGGTCACAACTTCACCCCCTAATACAAACTCCGCACCGCCTTGGCCTTGCGAGGCCCTTGCATATCCTCACTCAGCGCATAACGGCAGGCATCTATCGAATGGTTATCCTTGTCCGGAAACCGGCTCTTGATATTGCCCTGCGCATCCCGCTCCAAGGAGTAGTTTATGAACTCCCTGGCCGCCAACGGGCACCTGGAT